TTGGCGGCGGCGTCCGAGCTGGAGGTGGCGGTGCGCGCGTTGGCGGCCTGCACCTGCTCGGACGCTTTCACCTGCGCCCGCGCTGATGTCTCCGCCGACGTGGACGCCTTCTCCTGGGAGGCGGCGACCTTGGCGTCGTACGCGGTGACGTCGGCGGCGGCGCCGGTGAGGACCGGGGACAGCAGGTTGCGGCCGGTCAAAATGGTTTCCAGGACCCTGCTGGGCACGGGTGGTCACCCCCGCGCCTGTCTCAGTGGTCGATGGGGGTCCCGGGCGGGTGCGCCGCCTCGTACTGCTCGCGCGGATGAAGGAACACGTGGTAGCCGGGCCGGGGCTGCCTGTCGTCCTTCGGTGTGTTGTTCTGCTCCTCGGCGATCCGCGCGCAGCCCTCGCAGTACACGAAGTCACCGATGTAGGCGTGCTCGTCCTCGGCCCACTCGTCGGCGCGGGTGCCGCAGCCGGTGCAGGTTTCGGCCTTGTCTCGTCGCCAGGCGAGGGCGTACCCGCGGTCCATGTCCGACCAGGCCACAAACTGCGAATACGGGATGCCGAGCGGAACGCAGTAGTCCAGCTCGGCCCGCAGTTGCGGGTCCGCCCTCAGTGAAAAGTCAGGCCCCGCGTGTCCGTCGCGGACTGGTTGACGTCGATGGCGGCGGACACGAGCCGGTTCCACTCGCCGTCGTTCCACTCCCGCGACCAGGCGGTGGCCTGCTCGACGGTGACGGCCGGCTCGACGAGGCTGGCCGCCACGAGGGCCGGCTCGAACGCGGTGGCGTGCCAGCGGGCTTTCGCCTTCGGGTCGCCCATGAAGTCGCGGACCCGCTCGTGATCCTCATCGCGGGGTGGGTGTTCGGCGCGGAGGGCGGCGAACGAGCCGTCGCCTTCGCGGGGAAGGGCGCGCAGCCGGAAGATGACGGTGGCCTCGCGGAGTTCCTTCTCGGCGTCGGCGACCAGCTTCTGCGCCTCGATGATGCCGTCGGGGTCCTGGAATGACTTGGCGCGGGTGAGCTGGGCGTCGGCGAGCTCGTAGGCGGCCGAGCAGTCGTCGTCGACGACGATCGGCAGGATGGCCTCCCGGCGCTGCTTGCGCTTCTGGAAGGCGTCGTAGGTGAGCTTGGGGGAGCGGGTGCCGGTGGCGGACATGCGGTGGATCTCCTAGTCGCGTAGGGGGTGCAGACCCCGGCCCGGTGGTGCCGCGACACACCCCGGGCCGGGGCCGGAACGAGGGCCTCGGTCAGGCCGGGATGACGGCGTTCTGCTGCGGCGGGGACGGGATGGCGAAGCCCACCTGGTATTCGGCGGCCTTCGTCATGTCCACCACGTCGTTGACACCCGTGGAGGTGGCCGGCCACGCCTCGCAGCGCTGCGTCGGCACATCCCCGTACGGCATGTAGACGATCGTCATGTTGGTGCCCTTGGCGAGGGCAGCCCGGATCGACGTGGACTCGGAGTTGCGCTTGTCCTCGAAGTTGAGGCTGCAGCTACCGGCCTTGTCCTCGCCGGGCACGTTCGACGTGAACTGGCTGTCCAGGGTCGGCGTGTCCACGGGGCTGTTGGCGATCTGGAAGCCGGAGATGCCGGTGATGCCGGTCAGCACCGTGCCGGCGGTGAGCTCGGCGCGGGTGGGGGCGGCCAGGTTGGCGACCGCCGGGCAGGCGATGAACTTGGTGACACCGCGGCGGAAGAAGGGGCCGGTTGCGGTCATGACGAAACTCCTGGGGTGTGGTGGTTGGGGGTCAGGCGTCGACGACGGCGACGGTCACGCTGGTGCCGGTGGAGAAGCTGATGGAGCAGGTGCCGTCCGCCTGCGCGTAGGGCTGGTCGGTGCCGAGGGAGATGAACTGCTCGGTGCCGGCGGCGACGGTGATGGTGCGGTCGGCGATCGCGAGCCCGTTGACGGTGCCGGGGGTGACGACGGTGACCGTGAGGGGGGAGCCGGAGCCGTTTTTGACGTGCAGCAGCCGGTGGGGGACGAGCCGGTAGGTCATGCCGTTGACGTTGTCGGCGGCCACGTAGGTGGCCTGCAGTCCGGCGTCGGTGACGGGCTGGGCGACGAGGGTGGTGAGTGCCATGGGTCAGACCTCCGGCTGGATGGGGGTGGTGGCGATGCCGTCGCCGATGGGGGTGTCGGACGGCGCCGGGTCGGCCGGCTGCTCCGCGGGCGTCTCGACCGGCGGTTCGGGCGCCGGGTCCGCGGGCTGCTCGGGCGCGGGGGCCTGCTCGAGCGGCTGCTCGACGGGGGCGGCGGCGGACTCGTCGCCGACGATCACCCAGCCCTTCTCCTGGTAGGTGGCGTCGAACGCCGCCCGGGACACCTCGGCGGTGCCCGCGATAGCGGGATGGCGGACTGTCACAAACTCCACGGGGGCTCCTAGACGGGTGCGATGGTCAGCGAGAAACGGAACGGGGCGGTGAACACGGCGGCGGGGGTGTCGCCGGAGCGGATCACCCCGGGCAGGGCCGGGTCGGGGCGGCGGTCGACGATCTGCCAGCCGTCCGGCCCGTCGATCGGGTACAGCCAGTCGGCCTGGTTGGCGTACAGCAGGTCGGGCCGGTCGGCGGTGCGGGCCAGCAGCCGGTCCCGTAGCTGCCGGGCGCCGGCCTGCGCCTGGTTGCGCAGGTTGGACACGGCGGACACCTGCCAGGCTGCGGTGACCGTGGAGTAGTCGGCGTCCAGGTTGGGGATCGGGTCCGCGGAGCCGCCGGGGACGCTGTACAGGACGACGTACGGGTAGGCGGGGGTTGTCGGGTTGCCGGAGTACACCCCGTCGTAGACGGTGCGCCCGGTCTCGGCGAAGAACTCCAGCAGCGCGGTGGTGAACAGGTCCAGCGGCGGCGAGGCCGTCGGGGTGGTCACCACGGCAGTGCCTTCGCCGCCACCGCGTCCATCGCAGCGTGGAAGACGGGTTCGATGACGTCGGCGGCCGGGCCCATGTGCGGGTACGGCTGCTGGTCGAAGGTGCGGCCGATCGAGTCGGTGCCCACGAAGCCGTACTCAAGGCGCATGGCCTGCGGCCGGTCCGTGCCAACCGAGAGGGCGATCGCGCCCAGCCCGGCCTCCACGGGCAGCGGCGGCGACCAGGATCCGCGGTAGTCGCCGGTCGGCGCGTTCGGTCCGGGGCGCCCGGACGCGTTCTGCTGGACGAGGGCCACCATGTCGGCGGCGCACTTCGTCACCACGGCGGGCATGAGCAGCTCGGTCTGCGCGGCGCCCTCGGCGAGGGCGGCGGCCAACTCCCGGGCGCCGACTACGCCTGCCACGAGGACCCCCGGAGGATGTACAGCCGGTCCGTGGCGTAGCTGCGTTCGTCCTCGCGGACCACCACGAACACGTCACCGACCATGCCGGGCGAGAAGGCGCAGGCGGTCACCGTCACCACGTCGCCGGTCTCCAACGCCACCGAGTGCGGCACCCGCAGCTGCCGCTGCTCCGGTGAGCCCGACAGCTCCTGGGGGCTCACACCGCCGCGCCGGGGCGGCATCTTCGGGTCCGCCAGAATGCACGGGCCGTCGTAGATCGGGGCCGTGTAGGTCGGGGTGACATTGCCGTCGGCGTCCAACTGCGGCGTCTGGCTGGCCGCCGGCGGGCGGGTGACGGTGCAGGCGTCCAGCATGGTCTCAGTGCGGGTGGCGATGAGGGTGGCCATGCCCGCCCGAATCTGACCGGCCAGGTCAGTCACCGGTCGCCTGCTCGAACTCGGCAGCCAGCTGCGCGACGGCGGCGGCGAACGCTTCGCCGGCGGTGACGTCCAGGGTGCCGCCTTCCAGGGCGAGCGCCTCGAGACGGGCCGGGTTGAGCCGCTCCACGAAGTCCGCGAGGGACGGTCCGGCGCCGATCAGCTGCACACCGGTTTCCGGCAGGTCCACGGTCACCTCGCCGGGAATCACGGTGACCGTGACGGTGGGCTGCTCCCGGACGGCGCCGGAGATGTCGACGGCGATCACGGCGGGGATCTTCTGGTCGTTCAGCCACACCTCGCCGTTGCCGTCGGCGGTGAGCTTGACGTGCACCTTGGGGAGCGGCATCAGATGACCTCGTCCGCGGTGTAGCCCCACTGGTAGTCCGTCCAGCCGGTGCCCAGGTGCAGATACTCGTCAGGGCCGAGGGGTGTGCTGTCGAAGTAGAAGTCGCCGCCGTGCTCGTAGTGCTGGGCGCGCAGCGCTGCGGCGCGGGCCATCAGGGTGGCGGCCTGCTTCGAGCCGTCCACCTTGATCTGGTCGGAGTCCACGGTCAGCAGGCGGGTGGCCATCAGCTCGAGCACGTCGGCGGCGGCCAGCTTGGGGGCGCCCTGCTCGAGCAGCAGGGCAGTGATCACGTCGTCGGCGGCGTCGACATCGGTGGCGCCGGACAGGGCGCGGACGATGGCCAGGTTGGGGTCGGGTGCGGTCACGGTCGCCTCCCTGCGGTCAGGTGGTGCGCGGTGCGCGGGCGCGGGTGCGCTTCGTCGGCGACGCCGGGGGCGTCGGCGCGGGCGCGATCTGCTCCTGCGTCAACTGGATGAGCTCGTCGCCGGGCTGCCGGGCGACGGCCCCTTGGTCGCCACCCACGAGGGCCGTGCGGATGTCGCACAGCACCTCGTGGATGGCCGCCAGGTACTGCTCCGCCACGGTCGCGGGCGTGGGGAGCAGCTTCATCAGGAGCCGGAGCCGTTCGAGACCGCCGTGGCGATCGGGTCCAGCGTCGTGCCACCCAGCACGTGCCGGCAGCGGTACGCGATGTCGTCCACGTCGAAGGAGCCCTCCGAGGCGGGCACCTCCCCGCCGCCGAGCGCGTTCCCGGCCTCCGCCTTGTAGCGCAGGTCCGGGGTCTCGTGCCCGCGCAGGAAGCCGAGGACGACACCCGGGCGGGCGGTCTCCGGCTTCGGCAGCAGGTACCAGGTGCTGTTGACGTTCGCCGACTGGTCGACGACCGGCAGCCACGGGTTCACGACGAGCGTCACCCGGTTGGACAGCCAGTTGCCGACGATCACCGTCTGCCCGCCGACCGTGTTGCGGATCTCCGTGGCGTTCAGAATGTTCCGCGCGGTCACCTCCAGCGCCGGCGGCACCATCAGCACGAAGCCGGAGATGACGATCGGCCGGTTGTCGACGTCCCGGCGGGTCTGCACCGCGGTGAGGGCGTCCGACAGGCTGTTCGTGGTCAGCGCCGGGTTGCCGGTGATCAGGTTCGACCCGCCGGCCTTCGTCACCACGTTGAGGGCGGTGCCGGAGAAGAACGCCGCGTTGGGCCCGGTCGCCGAGGCAACCAGACCGGTGGCGATGAAGTCCTCGGTGTCGTGGGCGCCCTGCGCCAGCCGCGACGGCAGTTCCTGCAACGCCGACAGGTCGTCGTTGATCATGTCCTCCCACGACAGGGAGAACCGGCCACCGTACTTGGCGACCTGCAGCGTGTAGTTGCTGTCGGTGGGCTTGCGCTGCGGGTAGGGCGCCAGCTGGTCGACCTTCTCCAGCAGCCCCTGGCCGCCGAGGAGGTCCACGTACCGCTTCGGGCGGAAGTCCTTCACCGTGGAGCGGCGGGCGAACGACGGCCAGAAGGACGGCAGCGACTGGTAGGTGGCCAGCAGCTCCCGGTCCAGGACGTCACCGAAGATGTAGGTGAAGTCGGAGGTGGACAGGGCTTCCTGCAGGTCGGCGAGGGCGCGCAGGTTGCCGGTGCACGCCCGCTCGTAGAGGCGCAGCGCCTCCGACATGCGCTGCAGGCGCTGCGGGGACGGGTTGCGGCGGGTGGCGAGTGCGGTGACCTCGCGGTCCGCAGCCGCCTCGTCGAGGGCGATCCGGGTCAGGTTGTCGGTCATGATCTCTACTTCCCGGCGCTCAGAGGCCGACGAAAACGCGGATGGTGGCGGTGGAGCCGGCGGCGATCAGGTTCGCCCCGGCGACGTCGGTCGGACGAGACATGGCCACGCCCCACCGGAGGCCAGTGGCCTTCTTCGACAGGACGGGCGTGTCCCCGACGACGTAGTAGATGACGTCCCCGGCCTTGACTGCCGAGTTGCCGGAGCCGTCGACGCCCTTCACCGACACCTCGGCGACGGGCTCGAAGTTGACCGTGGTGCGGCCGTCGGCGCGCTCCGCGGTGAGGGCGACACCGGCGCGGTCCCCGAACAGGACCGGGTCGCCGGAGGCAGGGACGGCGGGCTGGGTGCATTCGACGGACAGCTGGCCGTCGAAGTCCTCGAAGACGATGTTCGTGGCCATGGGTCAGGCTCCCTGGATGTTGCGGCCGAAGGTGCGGGCGGAGGCGGTGTCGTAGTCCTTGACGGCGCCGGCCTCGGCGATCTCGGTGGAGCGGGCGCCCTGCTGGGAGCCGAACGCCCCGTAGGACTCGCGGACCGGGGCGGCGGGTGCGAGGGCAGCCAGGTAGGCGGCCTCCCGTGCGGCGGCCGCCTCGACGGCGGTGTTGAGGGCCGCCGTGTCGATGGCCCCCTGCTCGCCGGTGGGGACGCCGGCGGCGAGGACGGCCTCGACGACCCGGACCTGCGCGAGGGTGGGGAGCGGCTGCTCCGCCTCGGCCAGGTGGGCGGCGATGAGCGGGCGGGCCGCGTCGCGGGTCTGCAGGGCGGCCAGGCGGGCGTTGGACTCGGCCAGGCGCGCCTCGGCGGCCTCGGCCCGTGCGGCGGACTCGCGCAGCTGCGCGATGTCGGCCTCGGAGAGTTCGGGCACGGAGGCCCCCTTCTTCTCGCTGGTGGTGACCGCGCCGGGACCGGCGGGGACGGTGGTGGTCGCGGATTCGGTGACGTCCGGCTGGGAACCCGGCTCGTCGTAGATGTCCCGCTGGTACAGCTGCGGGGCGTGCTCCTCGAGGTGCCCGGCGAACGCCGTCAGCCCCTGCCCGACGGCGCCGGACAGGTGGATGCGCTCCTCGCGGGTGAGGTGGCCTTGGGCGGCCATCTCGTCGGCCCGGTTGGTGAAGTCCTGGTGCATGCGGGACTCGAAGTGCTGGCCGACGTTGCGGGCCTCCGCGAGCGGCTGGCGGGCGGACTCCAGGAGGCGCTCGAGCACCTTGCCGCCGCGGCCGGCGCGGGTCACCCAGTCCACTGACTGCACGTGGGCGAGGTGGGTGACCGTCTTCTGGCCTTCCCGCATCTCGATGTCGCCGTCGCCGAGGATGGACAGGCCGATGTGCTTGGCGACTTCGGCGATGAGCGGCTGGTACGGCCCGAAGACGCGCATCTCGGCGACGAGGCCGTTGTGCTCGTCGGACCAGGTGGCGTCGGTGGTGGTGACTGCCGCCAGGTCCTTGACGGAGCGCTCCGGCCGCTCGAACCGGTCACTCTCGGTGGGGTGGTCGATGAACGAGAACGTCCCCGCGGGGATGATCTTGTTGCGGGCAGCTTCCTGCAGGGTCTCCCGCGGGTAGACGCCGGAGGAGCCCTTGCCCTCGCTGATGAGGAGCACCGGGTAGGTGTTGGGGCTGGCGCCGGCGGTGGCCTCCAGGATGGTCCCGGCGGTCTCGCGGATCTGGTCAGGCACGGCGGCGCCTCCTACGGTGGTGGGATGGAGCCGGGCGTGGTCGGGTGCCCGCACTGGTGGCTGCTGGTCCGCGCCGTCCTGGACGGCAGGGGGGCGTGGCGGGTGCTGCGCTGCTGGTTCTGCGGCGCGGAGAGCGTCGAACCGGCGTCAGGGGACCGCTAGACTCGGTGGCGGTCCGGGAGTAGCTCGCTCAGGGACGCCTGCTTGAGCGCCGGATGCTGTATCCGCGAGGACAGTGGCCCCCGGCTAACCTCAGCTCGATCTGGGCTCTGGCCGGGTGTGTCAGGCGGTCTGTAGGTCCCGCACCGGGGTGATCTGCCACGAGGGCCGCCAGTCGGCGTTGGGCTTGAGCGTGGCCAGCGAATCCCAGGCGGCGCCGTCAGCCAGCGCCTGCAGGCGGGCCGCGCCCATCACCTGCAGCTGGTCGGCCTTCGACATGGAGGCGAAGAAGTCCCGCGCCGGCGGCCGGTTCAGCCCGGCCGGTTCCGGCAGGTCGATGCCGAGGGACGCCCACGACTTGGTGACCGGCATGCGGGTGCATCGGCAGTTGACGTGACCGTAGGGGCCCGGTTCGGTCAGGTCGTGCTGGC